CATAGACCAGAAGGTTTAGATATCCCTAAAAATATAGAAGATATCTTAACTGCTGTAGATCATCATGTAGTGTTTGAAACAATTGATAAACCTAATCAAACAGATTCTAAATTTGTTACTTATGATATTTCTTGTAATGAGGACTTTGCTTTACATAGTAAATATTATGATTGGGAAAAAATATTTAGATTTTTTAGAGATCATAACAGAGCTAAAGCAACTTTAGCAACTAAAATAATTCCTAATCATTTTTTAAAATTTAATCCTTGGGAAAAAGTCAGAATTAGGTTTAGTTTAATGCCACAAAAATTAAGTACTATTTTTGAACCAAATACTCCTTCTATACTAGATAGAATTAAAGCTATTAATAGGTTCTATGAAGCAGGATATGACGTTCATGTTAACTTTAGTCCTGTAATACTATATAAAGGCTGGAAAACAGATTATATGGACTTATTTGGGCTATTAGATCAATATGTAAAAGAAGAATATAAAAAAGATGTATTAGCAGAAGTGATATTTTTAACTCATAACAAAGATAAACATGAAAACAATGTAAAAAACAAATTAGAAAAAGAGTATTTATTATGGAATCCTAAAATTCAAGAAAAGAAAATTTCTGAATATGGAGGAAAAAATGTTAGATACAAAAAAGTATTAAAAAAACAAGCTATTAATCAATTTAAAAACATACACAATGAAATAATACCTTGGAACACTATACGATATATATTTTAGTAGAATAAAATATAAAATAATAAAATAGAATTCTGTTGTAAATAAAAAAGATTTTGTATATATTTTAGGAGATATTATAATGTAAAAAACAAAATAGTATTTTTATTTAGATCAATTAAAAGGAAGAAAAAAAGAATTAATGAAAGAAAGAAAAATTTATGGAATTACCTAAAAAGATTGTCAAATCGACATCTAAAAATCCAAGAACTATGATAATATATAGTCAACCAAAAATGGGCAAAACAACAGCTTTAGCTCAATTGGATGATTGTTTAATATTAGATATAGAGAATGGTAGTGAATATGTAGATGCTTTAAAAATAAATGTTAAGAAAGAAGCTAAGGAGCAGAAAAAGTTACCTATAGTAGTTCTTAAAAACATTATGAATAAAATTAAAGCAGCTAATGAAGAAAAAGATGGATATGTATATACAAGAATTGCTCTTGATACTGTATCTACTTTAGAAGAAATAGCTATACCTTTAGCTAATAAAATGTATAAAAATACGCCTATGGGTAGAAATTGGGAAGGTAAAAGTGTTTTAACATTGCCTCAAGGTGCAGGATATTATTATTTAAGAGAAGCTCTTAATAGCATTATCAATGATTTAAGTGAACTTTGTGAAACACTCATACTATTAGGACATGTTAAAGATAAATTAGTTGAAAGAGAAGGAAAAGAAATGAATGAAAGAGGTATCTCTTTAACTGGTAAAACAGGTCCTATCTTATGTGCTCAAGTTGATGCTATTGCTTATTTTTACAGAGATGAATTTGAGGGTAGATTAAATTTTAAACCTTCAGAATCTCTATTATCAGGTACTAGAATTAAACATCTTAGAAATAAAGATATTTTACTTTCTAAGTATGATCCTGACAAAGATACAGTAACTTCAAACTGGACTCAAGTTTTTAAATAAAAATAATAAATAAAACAAAGAAATATGATCAATTTAAATAACGTAAAAGAAAACAATATATCAATTTTTAACGGAGGTGAAGCAGGAGTAGCCAAAGCTAAATTAACTAAAATTGTAAAAAAACAACCAGAAGATAAACCACGTTCTCCTGATTACAAAATTTTTTTTGAAGATTCAGAAGGAGAAATTAATGTAGCTTTTTATATTCCAGATGGACAAAATGAAGCAGTTGCAAATAGAGAACTTGCAAGATTGTTAAGCATTGCTAGAGCACTTTTTGGAGATGACTATGAATTTCCAGAAGTAAGTAGCTATGAAGATGGTTACAAGAAAATTATGGGATTACTTAAAAAAGAAGCAATAGGATCAAAATTTAATCTTTTTGTTTGTTATGGGTATGACAAAAATCCTAGTAAATATTTAGGAGTTAGAATGTTTGATTTTGTAGAATCAGGAGATGTATCTCTTGAAGAGACTAACTTAAAAGTTAAAAAATCAGATGTAATGAAACAAATTACACCTAATACAGAAGAAGATAATGGTACATCATTAAACGAAGCTATGGAAGAGTTAAAAGATAGTGAGGATGATGATGATTTTGAAACATTTTAATATCAATAGTTTATAAATAGTAACATTAAAGGGAGACTGACCATCTCCCTTTTTTAATTCAATAAAAATGAATAAGTTAATAGAAAGAGCAAAACAAATAGAAAAAATACAAAGTGAAACTTTGCAAGAATTTTATAAAGAAAACAAAATATTTCATGAAATTCACTTTAATAATAATATAGCATTTACTATAAGATGATAAATTTAAATAAAAAATCTCTTACTAAAAATAATTTATTAAATCATGTTACAGATTTAGATATATTTAATTTCTATTCTGGTATGAATTTAAAAATAAACAAACCAATTTTATCACCATTAAGAAATGAAAAAAACCCTTCATTTTCTTTATTTAAAGGTAAAGATGGTAATATTTATTATAAAGATTTTGTTTTAGGAGGAGGAGATTGTATTAAATTTGTTGAAAAAATGTTTAATCTTAATCATTTAGAAGCTTTAAGCAAAATAGTTATTGATTTTAATTTAAAATATTATTTTGATCATAAACCTTTAAATAGAACTATTAATAAAAATTTTGTTAAAGTAGATAGAGATAAAGAATTAGATAAAGTACAAGAAAGTTATTTAAATATTAGAACTAGAAAATGGAAAAAATATGATATAAAATATTGGAATCAATTTGGTATAAGATTATATACTTTAAAATATTATAATGTTGTCCCAATAGAATATATTTTTATTAATGATAATATTATTAAAGCTGATAAATATGCTTATGCTTATGTTGAAAATAAAGATAAAGAATATAGTTTTAAAATATATCAACCATTTAATAAAAAAATAAAATGGCTTTCTTCTCATAACGAAAGTGTATGGCAAGGTTGGAATCAATTACCAAATATAGGTTACAATTTAATTATAACTAAATCTTTAAAAGATATAATGTGTATTAGAGAAGTTTCAGGATTTCCTAGTACAGCATTGCAAACAGAAAACATTATTCCTAAAGAAAATGTATTTAAAGAATTGCAAAAAAGATTTGAAAATTTATATCTTTTATATGATAATGATTATGATTCAGAAACAAATTGGGGCAGAGAATTTGGTAAAAAATTTTGTAAAGAATTTAATATTATTCAAATAGAAATTCCTGATAAATTTAAATCAAAAGATATTTCAGATTTTACAAAAAAATTTGGAATTAGAGAATCAAAAAAATTAATAAATAAATTAATAAAATGAAAAAAAATGAATTAGTATTAATAGCAGTATATGGCAGTTTAATAAAAGGATTGTCTAATCATAATATTATTGTAAATTCAAAATATGTAGGAGTATTTGAATCTAAACCTGAATTTACTATGATAAGTTTAGAATCTTTTCCAGCATTAATAAATAAAGGAAACACAAGTATAACATTTCATGTTTATGCTGTAGATAAAGATGTTTTTGATTCTGTTAATGTTTTAGAAGGTTATCGTGGAGAAAATAAAAATAATTTTTATGAGAGAGGTATTTTAAAAACTCCATTTGGTAATGCTTTTTATTACTATCAAAATAAAAGCAAATTAAAAGAAAATAATCCTATAGTAGCATCAGGTAATTGGTATGATCATTATACAACACAAGTAAAAACTTATTAATATGAAAAAGTACAAATTGTTTAGACCAAGAATTAGAAGTAGACATCCTTCTCATTCACAATTAAGACCAAAATATAAAAAATTACTTTTATTACCATTTAGATCTATTATTAGATTTGGTTCTTTTACTGAATTAAAAGATAATGAAGTAAATAAAAAAAGAATTGAAGTTAATAGTGTTAGTTCTATTAAAAATAGTGCTAATAAGCTACTAATGAAACAAAAATTTGCAACTAATAATATAAAAACAGCAATTTGGTTTAAATATAATAATAACCAACAATTGTTTATTGATCAAAACACAAATGAACAAATTAACATTAATGAATTACCTTATCCTATTATATCTAAACATATTAAAGGTAGTAGAGGTATTGGAAATGTAAAACATGATAATGTTGATGCTCTTCAAAGATGGATGATAAATAAAAATTTTAATAATTATATATTTGAAAAATATTATAATTATGTTAGAGAATATAGACTTCATGTAGATTCTGAAGGTTGTTTTTATTCTTGCAGAAAAATGTTAAAATCAGATTCTCCACAAGAACACAGATGGTATCGTAATAATGATTATTGTGTTTGGATTATGGAAGATAATGACTTGTTTGATAAACCAGTAAATTGGGAACAAATAGAAATAGAAAGTGTAAAAGCTTTAAAAGCAGTAGGACTTGATGTAGGTGCTATTGATTTAAGAATTCAATCTGCTACTACTAATAATGAAGAAAAAAGGGAAAATCCTGAATTTATTATAGTAGAAATTAATTCTGCTCCTAGTTTTGGAGACGTTACATTAGAAAAATATATA